AAGTAGGTTGGCTGGTGAAGTACCGCTTCACATAGTTGAAGGCTGGGCAAAAGAGGCTGGCATCAAGTGGGACGATCCTGCGATGAAGGACGTAATTAAGCGCAAGCTGTTGTCAGGAGACTTTGATAAGTTCCGTGTTTGGAAGGGTACGTGGTGATGAAAAAAGTAATCATTGATGGCGTTGAATACAACATGGAAGAATTGACCGAGCCGCAAAGGTTGATGGCAAGCCACATTGCAGACTTAGACCGCAAGCTGTCATCTTTACGATTCAACATAGACCAAATGATGGTTGGCCGCAATGCCTTTGCCCAACTGTTTGAACGTTCATTAATAAGTGAATAACAAAGGAATTCGCAATGTCATCATTTAGTGATTACGCAGAAAACGCAGCGCTTAAATGGCTGTTTACAACCGACTCTGTTACCCGTCCAACCGCTTGGTATCTAGGCCTGTTTACAGCCGCTCCTAGCGATTCAGGCGGCGGCACTGAGGTATCGGGCAACAACTATTCTCGCAAAGAAACTGGCACGATGACCGTATCAGGTACATCGCCAACCAACTGCACCAATGGCGCGTCAATTGAATTTGACCCCGCATCTGGTGGCAACTGGGGCACGATTACGCACATTGCTGTATTTGATGCTTCAACTGGCGGAAACATGCTTGGCTGGGCCATCTTGACTACTAGCCGCACCATTAACGATGGCGACATTTTACGTGTGCCTGCTGGCGACCTTGACATTACCTTGACCTGATTGGATTCATTATGGCTCTCGTACTCAAAGACAGAGTAAAAGAGGCCACTACCACGACTGGTACTGGTGCAGTAACCCTCACAGGTGCGGCGCTCGGTTTCCAGTCGTTTTCTGTTATTGGGAATGGTAATACCACGTATTACACAATCTCAGGGCAGGGAACAGATGAGTGGGAAGTTGGCATTGGCACATACACGGCAAGTGGCGCAACTTTGTCGCGAGATGCCGTACTGTCCTCAAGCAACGGTGGAAGCGCTGTAAGCTTCTCTGCTGGCGGCAAAGACGTATTCGTTACCTACCCATCAGATCACGCAGTAATCGGCTCACAGGGCTACGTACAGAACTCTGCGGCCATAAGCACTGACTCTACTATTACTGCTGGCCACAACGCCATGAGCGCAGGCCCCATCACGATTGACGGCGGCGTCTCAGTCACAGTACCAACAGGCTCACGCTGGGTTATCGTTTAAAGGATTTATATGGCTATTACATTAAACGGCACAACTGGCATTACAACGCCGGATATTACAAGCGACAGCTACACAGGCCCACTAAACGTTAGCGCTTCAGCGCCCGATAACAGCTTGGTTGTAGACAGCGCAGGCAACGTAGGGATTGGGACGAGTTCGCCAAGCACAGGATATGGAGGTACTATTGCAAATGTAAAACTTGCATTAAAAAATAGTGGTGCTGGCGGTAATAATGGAACATCTACTTTATTAATTGGTGGCGACAACAATCATTACTCTTATTTATTAGCAGAACATACTGGTGGTGGCTCTACTTATTTAGCTTTTGGTACAGCATCTGGAGCGAATAATCCAACAGAACGCGCCCGTATCGACTCCGCAGGTCGCGTCACGATGCCATATCAGCCAAGGTTTTTTGCATACGCCAGTGCTTCCTCATCAGCTTCTGGCGCTAAAGTACCTTTTGACGTAGCCCCTTTAAATGTAGGTAGTGCGTTTAATACATCTACCAATACATTTACTGCACCCGCAGCTGGAACTTACTATTTATCAACCCTTGTTAGATACAACCAGTTAGCAACTACTTACTCTCAACATTCTTTTATGATAAATGGGGCAGTCACATTTCAGGGGCACTATAACAATACTACAAATGCCGCACAAACATATAGTGGGGTATCAGCAGTTGCGCTAGTGACTTTGGCTGCTGGTGATACTGTGTATGTTCAAGCTCTCAGTTCCGCTGGAGGGACTCTTTCTTATTCTGGATCAGAGTCCAATTTTTTTGGTTATTTAGTAGGATAAAATTATGACAACATACACAATTACATTAACCTCAGCCGAAGACAAAGCCCTCGGTGTAGTCTCTCTCTCACAAAACGACTGGATTCAAAACGCAGTCAAAGAACGCTGCCGCATTGCTATTGAAGAAATCGTAGCTGCTGAAGTACAACGCAAACTAGCCGCTGGTGAAGCCATCACTGGTTCTAAAGACGACATCGTTATGGCGGCTGACATTGAATCTGCGGCACAACGACAAGCCCGTATGGAAGCTGAACAGGCAGCACGGGTAGAAGCTGGAGGTATTTAATGTCTAAAGTAGCGATAATTGGCAACACCTCCGGCACAGGTGTTTTTACAGTAGCCAGCCCCAACAGCAATGTTGACCGAGTGCTCACGTTGCCTGATGAGAGTGGTACGGTAGATACGTTGCAACGAAGTGGTAATGTGATTCAGGTGGTTAATTTCCAGACTGGTGCTTTGGCTACTGGGACTACTGTTATCCCCTTTGACGATACCATCCCTCAGATTACCGAGGGCAACGAGTTTATGACGTTGGCGATTACTCCGACAAACGCAAGTAATATATTGGTTATACAAGTTTTTGCCGCACAGCTCGGTGTAAACGCTATTAGCGCCATGACTGCAGCGCTTTTTCAAGACAGTGCCGTAAACGCTTTGGCTTCCGCAGTTGCTATTATCCCGACTAGCGGTTACGTTACTAGTCTGGCGTTTAGCTACAGAATGACGGCTGGCACGACTAGCGCGACAACATTTAAACTTAGAGCGGCAGGGGATGCGGCGGGGACAACTACATTCAACGGGGCGAACTCTGGACGGCGGCTTGGTGGGGTATCTATGTCCTCAATTACAATCACGGAGTACACCCCATGAACATAACCAACTGTATCCTCCACCTAATCCCAGAAGCACAGTTCATGTGCTGGGAGAATGACTATGCCCGTATAACTTGGAACGACACCAACACCCAACCTCTACCCTCACTGGTAGACCTTGAGTTGGCATGGGTGGGCGTACAAGCAGCAGAACTCCAAAGCCAAGCTAACGCAACAGCCCAAGCCTACCTAGCCTCAACAGACTGGATGGTGCTAAGGCAAGCGGACAGTGGCGAGGTTATGCCTAACAACATCAAAGAACTACGCGCTGCGGCTCGACTGGAGATTAAGCCATGACATTTGAACAATGGTTTGCCTCATTAGGCGGTGGGTATGACAGCTACGAAGACTTATTAAAAGAGTGCTGGGAAGCGGCGCAACAACAGGAGACAACTAATGTCTGATTTAAGCGTAAACAGCATACTAGATGCCAGCGGTGGGGCTACTACTACCATCAACGGCTTCACGCCTACTGTGTCTAACATGGCAGGTAGGAACCGCCTAATAAATTCCGATATGCGGATTGACCAGAGGAACGCTGGGGCTAGTGTGAACTCCACTGCTGGCGGCTCTTTCGCTGTTGATCGCTTTAAAAGTTTCGGGAACAGCGGAGGCGTTTACACAACGCAACGCTCTACTGATGTGCCGACTGGTCAGGGGTTTGTAAACTCCATCGTGGCTACCGTCACGACCACGGATTCCCCAACAGGCACTGACTACTACTTGATTACGCAAGATGTTGAGGGTTTCAACTTTGCCGATCTTCAATGGGGGTCGGCTTCTGCTAAGCCGGTCACTTTGTCGTTTTGGGTTAAGTCGAGTTTGACGGGTACTTATACAGCCTCTTTTAGAAACAGCGCCTTGAATCGTTCATATCGCGCTGCCTACACAATCACCGCCGCAAACACATGGGAGCAAAAGACGATCACAGTTCCCGGCGACACAACTGGCACATGGTTGACTGACAACGGTGTGGGTGTGCGAGTCGGCTTCACGCTTGGTGCTGGGTCGGATTTTATTGACACTGCAAACGTATGGTCTGCCGTCGAGGACTTTGCCGCAACAGGACAAACAAACTTGCTTGCAACCTCAGGAGCAACCTTCTACATCACAGGCGTACAACTAGAAGAAGGCTCAGTAGCAACCCCTTTTGAGCATCGGCAGTATGGGCAGGAGTTGGCGTTGTGTCAGAGGTATTTTATTAGTTACGGTGGGAGCACCGCGTATGAAAAGTTAAGTATTGGTTATCTTCAAACTACAACCTCAACTAGGGCACTTATTTACCTACCGGTGCAGATGAGGACTGCGCCAACACTAACTTTTTCTACTGTAGGGGATTGGACGATGGAGTCATCTGGAATAACCACTACCGTTACAGCTATGACATTAGATAATCCTAATGCCAGAAACGTGTTGGTTGCCGTATCCCATGCAGCCGGAACCGCAGGACAAGGTTGTCAGATACGAGCCAGCAATACCACCGCTGCCCGTTTTAATTTAAGTGCGGAGCTATAAGCCATGTACAAACTAACCAACTCCAACGCAGTCACCCGCCTTGCAGACGGTGCAAGCATCCCTGCTGACATGGGCAATACGGACTATGTTGCTTTTTTAGACTGGCTATCAGAAGGCAACACGCCAGAGCCAGCCGACATTCCACCAGAGCCAACCTACCAAGAGTTACGTGCCTCAGCATATCCTCCCGCAGCTGACTACTTAGACGCAATAGTCAAAGGCGACACGGCACAAGCGCAGGCATACATTGATGAATGTCTGGCAGTAAAGGCTAAGTACCCTAAATGACTGAGGGCAACAAACCAGCCCCGGCTGATACAACATCGGAGTAACCAATGTTCGGAATATCCGCATTTGCTCAAACGCCCTTTGCATCTACTGCTGGCGGCACGCTATTTGATGCGTCTGGCGTAATCACCTCAGAAAGCGTTTTAAGCGCCTCTGCGTTTAGACTGCTACCTTGGTATGGGCTGGAGGCAATAAACGGCGTATCAGCCGCTACAAGCTCTGGCGAACGCATTGCTGTTGGTGTCGGTTTGATTGGCGGCCAAAGTGCGCTGTCTGTTGATGCTTTGCGGTACGCTGTTGGGTCGGCATCGGTTCAGGGCGCAAGCGGGTTGACTTGCTACGCAATACGCTACGCTTTTGGCGGCGCGACAATAGTCGGTGAGTCTAACGCGATTGCTAACGGTGTACGCTACACGTTTACATCTGCAAATGTGGTTGGCCAATCTCAGATTAATGTACACGTACTGACGATCAAAAACACGCAGGTGTTGATACAAGCAGAGTCTGCTTTAAGCATTGTTGCAAGGTACACCGCTCAAGTGCCCGTATTGTTTGCTGGGCAATCAATAATGGTTGTAAATGCAAGAGAAAAATGGGAAAATTACGGCAATGACGGTGAGACGTGGTTGCCTATTCCAACCGGCTCAGAAATCTGGGTCAAGATCGCAACTGAAAACGAAACTTGGACTGTTGTCCACTGAGGTAAAAAATGGCAGATGCAAACACCACAAACCTAGGTTTAATAAAGCCCGAGATTGGGGCTAGTGCTGACTCGTGGGGGGGCAAGATTAACGGGAATTTAGATGCACTTAGCGCATTGTTTCCGTCTAACGACCTTGCTGTTGCTAACGGCGGTACAGGCGCATCAGACGCCGCTACAGCGCGTACAAACCTTGGTTTGGCTATTGGTACTAATGTGCCGTCCCCGACCGGCACAGGCGCTTCTGGTACGTGGGCGATTGCAATTAGCGGTAACGCAGCTACGGCCACAAGCGCAACATCTGCTGGGAAGATGACTGCTGCAACTTGGGTTGTAGAGGAAATTTCTGGCGTTTTGTACTTCAAGGTGTCTGGAGTCAATAAGGCAAAACTAGATTCTTCTGGTAATTTAACTGTTGTTGGCAACGTAACGGCTTACGGGAGCGTTTGATGGCTCTACCAGCATCTGGGCAGATTAGCCTTGCGAACATTCAAACTGAATTTGGTGGTTCAAACCCAATCAGTTTAAGTGAGTATTACCGCAATGGTATTTATGTCACAGCTAATAACACTAGCGTCCCTGCCTCTGGCTCTACAAGTCTTAGTAACTATTACAACGCTGTAAGGCAGTTTGCTTTTTCTATTTTATCAAGTTATACAACAACTCAAGATTTGCGCACTTTAGCATTGTCTGCTGGATGGGATGGGTCTGCTCCTGTTGTTGCAACTATTAACTCTGGTGTGACCATTAGAGGCGCTATTGGCGGAGGCGGAGGTGGTGGCGCATCTGTTGTTCCTTATGGGTCTAACGGTATAGCTGGTTCTGCGGGTTTAGTTGGTTTAACTGTCTCTGGCTCATTCCCCGGTGGCGTTAGTTTAATAAATAACGGCACTGTTTATGGTGGCGGTGGTGGCGGTGGCGCTGGTGGCTCGACTGGTGCTGGCGGAGCTGGCGGTGCTGGCGGTGCTGCTTTAAGCATATCTGTACCCATATCCATCACTAACAACAGCGTCTTTGGCGGTGGCGGTGGCGGCGGTGGTGGTGGTAGTGCTTGGGGTACTGGTGGTATTGTTCGCTCAGGTGGTGGCGGCGGTGGCGGTGCTGTCTACGGTCAATATGGTTCTGGTGGTAACTGGGAAGGTATTGACGGTGGCCCGGGAGGTAGTGGTACTGAGACCGCTGGTGGTGCTGGTGGTTTTAATGACCAGAATAAGTCTACCGGCGGTGTGGGCGGAGCAAGAGGTGCGGCAGGAGCTACGCCTTACAACTCCTTTACTGGCGGTTATGGTGGCGCTGGTGGCGCTGGTGGTGCTTCCGTGGCAGGGAACTCTTATGTTACATGGGCTGCTACCGGAACTCGTTACGGATCTTTAACTTAAGCAAAACATGATTGAAGATGTAAGCCACAAAGACATACTAAATCGCCTAATCTCAGTTGAGAAAAAGGTTGATGAGGTACACACAGAGACTCGCACAATGGTTCATGCTTTTGAGGCAGTTCAAGGCGCATTTACTGTGCTTGAGTGGATTGCTAAAGCTGCCAAGCCTTTGTTGTGGGTGGCTGGTGTCGTGACGGCCATCAGCATCATGTACGCAGAACACAAGAGTAAGTAGTGCTTGCTGAATTAGCAATTGCCAATGCGTGCTTTGCGGCGGTAAAAACAGCGCTAAAAAATGGTTCTGAATTAGCGGCATGTGCATCAAAGCTGGGGGAGTATTTTGGCCTCAAGGCTGAGATTGCAAAGAAGGCATCAAGCAAGGGCAGTGATTCAGATGCTTTCTGGGCGATGGAATCTTTGCGTGAAGCTGAGGCTGAGTTAAAAGAGATGCTTATTTACTCAGGACGACCGGGCCTGTATGACGATTTTTTACTCTACCAAAGTCAGAAAAAGCGTGAGCGTGAGCAAGAGGTTCGCGACAAAGCCTTGGCTATTTACAAGCGCAGGCAGAAGGTTTGGGGCTGGGTAAACGGCATACTGATTGGTATAGCAGTACTGACGGGCGCTATCGTTGTCTTTGGCCTCGTCTGGCTCATTGTCAAACGTGGCACGTTCTAATTTAAGGAAACAAACAATGATTGCACTAGCGGGACTACTCAATATCGGCAGCAAGCTGATTGACAAACTTATTCCAGACCCAACAGCCAAAGCGCAGGCGCAGTTAGAACTTGCAGCGTTAGAGCAAAGCGGCGAACTGGCAAAGATGGCCAATGAAGCTGACCTGTACAAGACAGAGCAAGGAAACCTCACAGAGCGATTAAAAGCGGACATGGGTAGTGACAGTTGGCTGTCCAAGAATATACGCCCTATGACACTCCTAGCCATATTAGTGGGCTATTTCACGTTTGCTATGATGTCAGCATTCGGTCTTGACGCAAATTCGGCCTACATTGAGCTTCTCGGCCAGTGGGGTATGCTAATTATGTCGTTCTACTTCGGCGGTCGCACGCTTGAGAAAATTATTGACATGAAGGCAAAGAAATAATCTGGAGTACGTGATGTCGTTCTGGCTACCTGTTGCTTTTATCTGCCTCACAAGTGGCAACTGCGGCTTTGCCAACGGCAAACTAACAGCGACAGCCAGCCAGTGCGAGGCGACGAATTACGCGGTCAGACAGAAGCTGGCCACAGACTTAGATGTTGCAAGTTTTAAACTTGTCTGCATAGAAATAAAGAAAGACGAATTTATATGAAGCTGTCGGCAAACTTTTCGCTGAACGAACTCACTAAGTCTGAGGCTGGCACTCGCAACGGCATATTTAACACCCCATCAGCGCTTGTCATTGAAAAGCTGCAAGCATTGACTGACAACATCCTGCAACCCTTGCGCGACAAATTCGGCCCAGTTATTGTTACAAGCGGCTACCGTTCGCCAGAAGTGAATAAAGCAATCGGTGGCAGCGCTACTTCTCACCACTGCTTTGGCTACGCAGCCGATTTTGAGGTGCTTGCTAAGGACAATCGCGAGTTAGCTATATACATCCGAGACTCGTTAACTTATACGCAACTGATACTTGAGTTCTACAACGGCGACCCAGAGTCAGGATGGGTTCACTGTTCTTATGACGCGGCAGACCTAAAGTGCCAGACTCTTACTGCACGCCGGGTTAACGGGCGCACTCAATACTCCAACGGGGTTCTTTGACCGACCTGCAACGACCAGTTCTTTTGTTGAAAAGAGGTGACCGTTAGCGCACACGTAACGCCGGTATGTCGACCCATTTGCACGCTGGCGAGTCTCTTTGACCTCGCACCAACCATTGCATTCAGGGCAGTTCATAAATCAATTTCCAGCCATCGGGCAATGCGTTGCCACGCGGTCTTTGGCTTGGCCAGTAACGCTGTCTGCAAAAGCATCATGTCACGGCCAATATCCGCAGGTCGTACTGGCGGCGTGTAATGCAGGCCAATCTTGACCTTGCCTGTGTTGTAAATCATTTTACAAGCACCTTGCGTCCATCACGATAAAACAGCCACCTGCCAACGCGAGACGGGAAAGCCAAGTTTTCCTCGCTGCCAGAACGAACCGGAGTTGAACTAAAGTCGCGTGGCTCCAGTGTAGATTTGAAGTCACCC